AGTACCAGTCAGTACCACAAAAGAAGGCCTAGATCGGATTGCCCGTCTTCGTGCATTAGAGTCTAAAATAGAAAGCCACCTAGAAGCCATTAGCCTAGGATTTTACGAGATCGGTTTAGCGTTTAAAACCATTCGGGATGAGGAGCTTTATAAGGAGCAATATTTAAGCTTTCAAGCTTTTTGTGAAGCCAACAATTCTAAATATCGGATTTGCTATCAAGTGATCCGCCAGTATGTCACAGCTTCGGAGGTGATTGATATCCTTCAAGGCTCAGGATTTGAAAAGAAAAGACTTCCCCAAAATGCCAGCCTATGCAGGCCACTGGCAAAGCTTAAAAAAGCAAAAGACAAAATGGCAAGAGTATGGGGCTTGGCACTAGCCGACACCGACGGCTCCCCCACCGCATCAGTAGTCGGGCGTTTAGTTCTGTCGGCCTTAAAACCAGCCGAAAACTATCAATATCAGGAGGGAGATGTGGTCAAAATAACCGATATCCCTGGCAAAAACGGATCATGGGCAATCGTGACAGTGGTAGGAACTGAATACCTAACCGTGGCTGACTACACTGGGCAGGAAAGCATCAGAATATCAGATAAATCCTGCTATCCAATAGATTACACCCAAGAACAATTAGACTTTTATCAAGTGCTTTTAGCACGGATAGAGGCAATTTATAATTCCCCCAATGCCGATAGTTTTGTAACAAAAACACTAAAATCATTTTCTAAAATCATGCGCGGATCGCTGGTAGAAAGCGAAGAAAAAATCCTAAAAGTATTAGAGGAATTATGTCTTTAGATTCGGTATTAAGAACAAAATCACCATACAAGCTTTATCTTAAAGATGATGAGGACAAGCTGTATTTAATTGACAGCATATTCCCAGTCGCAGAGGATTGGGTGGTGTTTTTAAGAAAAACTGCACAGCAGGTAAAAGTTTTTGAAAAATTAGAAGAGGGGGAGTAATTATGGAAACACTGAAGCCTAGTCTTAAAGAAAGGAGAGAAGAATTAAAGCTAAAAAGAGAAGAGCTTAAAATTCATCAAGAAACTTTAGAGCTTCAAGATAAACAGACCACCGCGCTTTTAGCCCAATTACAAAAACTAAAATCAATGCAGCGAATGGACGTAATTCGAGAGGGACTGCTTGCTAATGGCGTTAATTTTTTGACTGGAGATATAGCCCAAAATCCAGAAAGGGATTTTAATAATGCCATGAAAACGTATCTAAATGCAGTCAAGACTTTAGATACTTTAGAATCAGATAAATTAAGTTAAAATAACTTTGTACCAATTAATAAGTATAAGATTATGGCGATTGATTTAGCTGATGTTGTCTCCTCCGTTGCTTTAGGCAATACAAAATATTTCGGTGATGGTCCCGCAATTCTTCTTAACGCTTCTTTTACGGATTTTCAAACAATTCGTACAGAAGGCTTCGTACAGTACAACAAACACACCGCCCGAGTAGATGTCATTGCTGAGGCTGCACTAACCGCAGGAGTAAAAGCTTTGCAGTCTATAGGAGTTACTGAAGGCGTTGCTATACGTCAAATTGATCCCGCAAGCGGTCAAGTCGCAGTTAAAGGCTCTCAAACCACGCCCCCAGTAACTCCATAGGCATAGGACTATTTAGGGCAATCGAAAACTAGGAAATCATTTTGACTCAACTTGGGAATACGGGAGTAAAACCCCGTTTTTTATTGTCCTGATTTCCTAAAATTAATTTATGGTGATTTATGGTGATTTATGGTGATTGGGGAATGGATCGCATTATCGGGAGTGTTTCTAGGGGTTGTCACAGGAATTATAGCTGGCGGCAAAACACTACTAGAAAACTCCGTAGAAAATTCTAAGAAACTAACGCACATAGCGTCCTCTGTTGATAGCACATGTGAGGATTTAGTGGAAATCAAGGACAGCATGAAAGAGCTTAGATCCGAGCAGAAGATCCACGCTGCTAGGGTAGAAGCCATGGAACGTCAGTCTAGAGAGGACAGGTATTTAGACCAGCAAAGGCACGACGAACTTAAAGGAAAAGTTAGGGATTTGTGGAAAATGTTCAAAGAAGCGCATCCCGAATTATTTAAACGGCAGTCCGACTTTGGGGAAGATGAGTAATTATCTAATCCTAGTGTTGCTAGCAATTCCCCCGCCCAACGTAGCCAGATTTATAGTTTTGCCAAGGTATCTTATAGATACCTGCTTTTGATTGGGTTGATAGGTAGATTTTGGTAGAATAGACTCTAGTTTTTGCTTTATACGTTTTTGAGTATTTTTTATCATGGATGAAATTTCAATAAGAACAAGTGACTATAGAAATATTTTAGATTTTTTCCTTTACCCCTACAACAAATTACCTGACATCGTGACGGAATTGGACTCTCTTTTTGCCGAACGTGGGGATGCTTGGCTGGTAGAATTACAAACACTACTAGACTCTATGGGGGAAATCAAAACCCGATTAGATGCCGAATCTAGTAAGCCCCAGTATAAAATGCTGGACATCGACGATGAAGTTAGAGCCACTATGGAAGCAACCGCAGTCGATGCCGTCAGAACCGAATGGAATCAAGCTATATTAAAGTTGGTTAGATTGACAGATATACAGCCATTCGTATGGCAAGGGGAGGCGTTTAAGGGATGAATGATGACTTGCTCGCAAAAATGATTTACATGAGATTGAGGGAATTAAATTATCCAATTTTAAAGCTTAATATTGTTTATTTAGAAGATAGTGACGAAAAGGGAAGCCCCCTACCTGAATCGGCTAACAGTTTTAATGACCGATCCATTCTCTTAGAGGTTATTAACAATCAGCCCAAAATCTTATTTAATGAACTGGCGACAACCGAACCAGGGAAATACTACACTCAAAACCCAATGAATTTAAAAGGTGCGGCTAACATCGCACTAGATACCCCATTTATAAACTGCTGGACTTGGGGCATTCATGGCACAGGCAGATTCAAGCACCCAGCGTTAATTCAAGTTAAGCCGATTACTGTTTATCGGGATAAAAACAAAGACTCCTTTCGCGCTGGTGACGAGAGAGAGACTGGGCTATTTGGTATTAATCAGCACGGGATTTATGGCTATTCTCAAACTAAAGACAATATTGGTAAGTCTTCTGCTGGTTGCTTAGTAAGGTTTGATTACGCCGAACACTTGGAGTTTTTACGCATAATTTACAGTTACCACAAAAAATCAGACTCGTTAAGTACAATTGTTTTAGACACGAGTAAAATGTAGGAAATTTTATGCCAGAAATTGACGACTTAAACCCTGATTTAAACCCTACCCCAGAGCCGAAGGAGTCTGACGCTCCGCTAGGGGAAGGCGGCAAAAGAGCATTAGAGCAAGAACGGGCTAGACGCAAAGAGCTTGAAAAACAGATCAAGCAATATGAAGAACTCAAATCTAAACTTGAAACAATTGATATTGAGGAATACAATCAACTAAAAGAGCTTAAGCAAAAAGCCGAACAAGACAAACTTATCACCGATCAAAGATTTAAGGAACTAGCAGAAACCAAGCAAAAAGCCCTTGACGCTCAACAGGCAAAAACTACCCAACTAGAAAAGCAATTAGCAGAAAATAGCAAGAAAACCGCCATTCAAAAATATTATTATCAGCTTGGAGGGAAGGAGGATAACATTGATGCTACGACTAAATCAATGTTTGATATTCTTTACGAAAACGTCTTAAAAGATCGGATTCAAATTGAGGCTGATGGCTCTATCACAGTGCTTGATGTTGCAGGATTGGCAGAGGATAGAGGCGATGATGGAAAGCCCAAAACTCCCAAGGACTTAATCCTTGAGCTAACAGGCTCAACCGTATGGGGACACCTGTTTGAAAAGCCCGATATTCGTGGCACTGGCATCACCCAGGGAGTTAAAGGTCGGGCTGGTAGTCGAGAAACTTTTGAGGATATGTTTAAAAGGATTCAAAAAGGATGAAAAATCGAACATTACAAACCTACCTAAGAAAGAATTGGAAAACTACCCTATCGGGGCTGATTAGCGCGATCGCGGCCTACTGGACCATCGACTACAGACTGGGAGACGCTCCTTTAAAATATAAGCTTGCACAATGGACTGTTGCAATAGGAGTAACATCCTTTGGACTAGCGGCTAAAGATGCTGACAACAACTAAAACAATGAGGATTTATCATGAAAACTTTGACGAACGACCCAAACCCTCCCACCCCCTCCCATCCTACTCTCTACCCCACTCCCACCCTCCCCCCCCCCTTTTTTCTCCCCCAGTCTCGCAGTCAGGCGCTGTTTATCAAAGGGGTTAAAGAGGCTAATGATCGTGAATATAACGGACTTCAATCTCTAACCTAAAGTGTACAATTAGGGAAAAAGAACAACTCGAAAATGCCGAATAATGCCCAAAAAGAAGTACAAACCCAGACCCAAACCAATGGGATAGCCCCATTCCTGATAGGAGTTGACCTATCATCTGTTTTGACCGCAATCACCGATTTAAGGAGTTTTTTCATGGACAAGTTTCTAATTTCCACCGAACAAATCGAGCTTTTAACCGCCAGTATTGACGCGGTTAAAGCTAGTGTTGATAATGAATCAGCCGAAATCAAAGTTAACTTACAGTCAGTAATTGATGCTTTAAAAGTTCCTGATGCTGATATCTCTGCTCAAGTCGCGGCTTTAGAATCCATTCAATCTGGTGTCGACGCTTTAAGCAATACCATCGTTGTTGATGTTCCTGTAGTCGAGGCTCCCGTTGAACCTGATCCCGAAGTTCCCACCGAGCCTCCTGTACTATAATCTGAATTAACCTCCACAATAGCCTAGTAGGTATATTTGCTTACTAGGCTATTTTTTTGTTAGCATGGGAAAACAATAACTAGCGAGTAGTGTTGTCGGTGCGATGCCGTGAAAACAAATATTTAGGTATCGAACAAATGCCCATTGATTATAAACCAGGTACGTTGTTGGAGGCAGCCAACCGTAGCCTTAATGATGGAAAAGATCGACTTGCAGAAGTGATTACACAATTTGCACTTGGATCTTCTGTCCTGCCCTTTTTACCCTTCCGAACTATTTCGGGGGGATCTATTGAAGTCGAAGTTCAAAATACACTAGGGGACGTTGGTGTTAGACGCATCAACGAAGTTAGTGTAAGAGGACTAGGAACTCATACAAAAGCAATTTATTCAACCGCAATCCATACTGGATCTATCGCGGTTGACAGAGCTTTAGAAGCTCGCATGCCAGGGTCTACGGAGTCCTTTAGGCGCGATAAAATTCAGGCGTTTAGTCTGTATTTTGATCGTTTGTTTATTAAGGGCTCAAAAGAAAATAATGACCGCGAATATAACGGTTTACAGGCTCTAACCAAAGACTCTGCAACTCAACTATTGCCAGCAGGAAATACTAGCGGAGGGGATGCTCTTTCCCTAGGAAAACTCGACACCTTGCTTAAATACGTTGACCGTCCAACTCACTGGATCATGGACAAACTTTTTGCTGCTAGACTATCCACCGCAGCCCGTACAACTGGGGTGAGTGGATTCGTAACATTCAGCCAAAACGACCTAGGTATGCCTCAAATGTATTACGCCGGTATCCCGATTCTAGAAATAGATGAGGATAATCAAGCTAATCGAATTTTAGGATTTACCGAAGCTTGTCCGGGCGGTGGCACTGGGGGAACTTCTATTTATCTCGTTTCCTTAGGCGATCTAAGGTTACAAGGGATTCAAGTTCAGCCGTTGCAAGTCTACGGTAAAGGGCAGGATTCCGAAGGTCCATGGAACCTAGAGGAAATCGAGTGGGATGCAGGGATTGGATTATTCCAACGCAAGTCAGTCGCCCGACTCTGGGGAATTAAAGACGTTCCTATCGTCGCATAGGAGGACAAAACAATGCCAACATTCGTAAATCTAAAACGATACCCCCGCTTAGAACCCGACCATTCTGAGGTATTGAGAGAAAAAGGGACAGCAATATCAGCAACCACCGCAGAAACTGCAATCGCTCTTAATCCTAGAACCTTGGAAGAGTTCGCCGCCGTCGTCATTTCAAATACATATACCTCTTTTACTGCGGGTTCTGCTTTTTGGCAGGTTTCGATTGAATCCTGTCCTACTTCTTCTGGCACTTTCACCGCAATTGGCGGTCCTTTAACTATTGATGGAACTGCGGCTATTGTCCCCATTCCTATTAGTGGGTATCTTGCTGAATATCGAGATTCTAATTCCTTGTTTGTTCGTGCTAGAGCGATTAAAACGGGAAGCCCTGGAAACCTCGATTATGCCGTTTTACTAACCCCAGACTAGGAGAAAAAACATGGCTTTTAAAGGAATGAAAAACTACGGTTTTATTTCCCCTGACACAAATACTCCCCAAGGACAACTAGCGGCTTTATTTCCGCTATTAAGCTCTTTTGCGGTCAATGTGGCAGGTACGGAAACCGTAGCTCAGGGATATGTAGACGGAGTTTTAGCCAACGTAGATACCTACATATCAGCAACAGAAACTACTGTTGATATGGGGGTGCAGAGCATCGACTGGATCACCCTACAATGGTTGATTGGTGAGTTTGCTCAAGTAACGTCTTCTTTGGTTTTACCTATCGTAAAAACTGGAACTGTTCCTACCACTCCCTTTACAATTACCGATGGTGACTTGGCGGGCGCGACGGTTGCTAATGTTCAAGTTACCTTTGTCGATGACAACCAGAGCAACGTCGTACCTTTAGAGGTAAAAACAACAACTCCGACCTTGTTTGACGACGTTCAGCTAATTACAGGAACTCTGGTTTTTAGCGCTGCTGCTGTTGGCAGAGCCGTAAAATACATGGTAAGAAAAACCTACTCAGGAGTTCCTACTGTTGGGTACGGAGCATCTGCTCAGGTAATTGACAACCTACAATTCAACGGAATTATTGTGGGAACAAGAACAAAAGGGATTGCGGTAAATATCCCCAAGATGACACGAAGTGGAACTTTTTCCATATCCCCATCCACTCCCGACCAAACTATAACTTTTAGAGCTAACATTTCTGGTACTGATCGCGCCTCGGTGCGATATGCTGTAATAGAATAAAGTTAGTCTATAGTTTTTGAATTGAGCATGGAAGCCCCTAATAGGGGCTTTTTATTGTCAATTTATACGCTCTAAAACTGTTAAGCCGTTATTGTTCTGATAGTGGTACTTGACCTCAAAAGGTTGATCAAAAATAAACTCAGAAACTGCATCCCATAGCCCCGCTTTAGCCGGATCTTCTCCCACATGGGCAAAAGTGACAGTATCGTGCAAAGCGATGTATTTGGATACCTTTCCAGAATGCAATGTGAGTTCTCCGATTAGTTGATCGTAAGTGTGAAGAGTATCAATAAACAATAAGTCCGTAGGCTCTATTTTGATTTTCAGGGTATTCTGAACATTGAATGACAAGGATGTTTTGCCCCGAAGTTTTAGGATTTCATTCCAATCGTCCCATTTAGGATCTATATCGTAGCAGGTTAGTTTTTTGGGCTGTCCCGACAATAAAGCCACGGTAGAAACTCCATGGCGTGTACCAAATTCCGTTACTGTGTCCACCCGTGAGGCTAGATCCCGCAACGTGGGGAGATGTTCGTTAATATCACAGGGAGATTCGCATAAGTGCTTATAAAGTTTTTCCAGTCTCATCTTTCTTTTCCTGTTGCTACAATAAACCTAATCTAGCAATTTTCGGAGGATTAAATGGTAGTCAACTTTAGTAATGATGATGCTCCCGATACTAGCCCCAGTCCTAGCGGATTTAGTAGCGAGAATTTAAGAAAGTGTGCCGAAGTAATTCAATTTATGGAAACATTGCAGGAGTTCGAGGTTGATCTAGAAGATGAGTTATTAAAGGCTATTCAAAAAATATCCGCCATGCCATCATTTCAAAAAGCCAGGGCCATATACGATCAGAATGCTTATTTAGCAGCGCAGGAATTAAATATTAGTTGGAGGCAAAAGTTATCGGACGTAGAAAATGCTTACATTGACGCTAAAACCAACCTAATCAAGCAAAAAAAAGCAGCGCTAAAAATAATTGAAGACAATGCCGCATTAGAGGAGGCGAATAAGTCAATACTAAAAATAATTGAAGATCGCAACACTCTAAAGGAAGAAAACGAAACAATGCGAGAGCACCTAAAAACGCTAGGCTATAAAATGGTCTATGTTGATGTGCCAGATTCTAAATCAGGGGATACCCCAGACTAACTATAGGAAACAGCCAGATTGTTAGCCAAAAGATAATTAGATAAGTTTCCAATCCCACTAACCTCTACCTCAGAAAGATATCGCCCGAAGCTGTCCTTCTGAGTATCTTTTTTTACTTGATGATTTTTAACAGTCCTAATCAAAACCTTTTTATTAGTCAAGAATTGTAGTTTTTTTGCCAATGCCTTGCCCTCTGGGGTTTTCATTTCAGGAGCGTTAACCCGATTTAATCGTAAAGTTTGACCCCGTAGCCAAATATCAAAACCAGCATCAATATCAACCACTAGGGTATCCCCATCGACAACACGGGTAATCACCGCGCTATAGGTGTACAGGTCATTTTCTACCACTGGTAATTCCCTCTAATCTCTAAAGATTTTCTAGTCATGTTGATTTCAAGGGATGCGTTGTTAGAGCCGTACATTAAAGAGATACTTTTTAACAATTGCTCCCTTTCCTGCCTGCTTATAGGATTGGCTAATTCGGCTTTTACGGTTAGCTGACGGGTTTTAGGATTGGCTACATAGCTAATTGGAATAGCAAGATCGACGGCGGAGGGCTTTGGGGACGGCATGACAACTTTTAGTGCATTTGTTTTACTCTAGTTTAACGATAACATTGGGATTTTCTTTTGATAATCGATCCGCTATGTGAACCGCTTTATCCCTGTTTAGCCTAATAGCGTTCTCTTTATCTGATTTACGCATATCTCTCCCTAGGTAAACCTCTGGAGCCAGTTGGATAATGTACATGATAGCTTCTAGTGTATTTGTTCTATCCTATCACCACTAGAAAGTCCCGTATATTTACGGATGACAATCATCTTCGATCTTGATATTCTAAGGATATAGACAAACACAAACAGAAGACAAACAATGTACTATTTTATAATCCCATCCGTTACCGAAACATCATTTTCAAAAGTAATCTTATGCTATCTAGAACTAGAGAACAAAGACTGGACTTACAAGCAAAGCACCCTGGGCATTTATGAAGATGTAGCAGTACCAGATAAAGCGCACATCTTTGAGATTCCTGATCCCCTAGATCAGTTAATGTTTCTGGCTGAATCCAGTCAAATAGGACTCAATGGAGTAATAGCGTACCTTGTCAACAACAAGGTGTTTAAAGCCATAAAAACCAACCCAATTTGCCGATAATCTTACAAGCCCCGCAAGGGGTTTTTAATGCTTATCGTTTTTAACCGTTTCCGCCCCAATCCTCTTGGCAATCTCATCAAGCCCATGAAATTTAAGCGCGTCTTCAATTATTGATCTTCCTGCCATCGTCACCCGTTGAAATGCTCCTGACAACTCCGACACATCCCGAACGCTTAGGAATGGGTCGGCGAGCCCTACAGACTCCCTTTCCTCTGGGCTAATAGTATTAAGCTGAATTTGTTTTAATAGTCGTTTCTCTACCTCAACTTTTAGTTCATAGCCCTCACGAAACGGTCTAACCAGTGCCTCAAAGGTTTCTTTCTGGCTCTCCAGTTTTGCATTAAGATGGCACTGCCGCAGCCATTCGTCGTAGAGATCGGCTCTTTCGTGCCAACGGTGATCAGAGGCATATCGCTCTAGCCTTCCGTTCCTAGTGCGAGTATCGCTATCTTTTCGCTCCGATAATTTCCTATTTGCCCGTAAGGATTGAAGATGATCCGCTACAAGTTGAATCGTTCTAATCGGTCCCATTTCTAGGAACACCCATAGTGCGCTGTAGGCTGTGCTAGTTTCCTTTTCTAATTTTTCAATCGGACAAGTTGGCAGCGAAAAATCCATAACAAATCAAATAATAGTCGTACTTAAATTGTAGTATAGAGATATTTAATCTGCTAGGTTTTTGTGAGTAGGCACATAGAACAGTTAGGATTATCCGCAATTTACGAATTAATTGATTGGTCTACAGGACTTAAGTTGCAAGAGGAACAAAAGGCTTTTCCAATATTTGAACCTCACCCAGGGGCACAAGCCGCGATGGTAGAGCTTCTAAAAAATCCTGATGGAAAATTATCTCTGTGGTACAAGGGGGGAATTAATGCGGGCAAAAGCTTCCTAGGGGCTTGGTCAGTAGTTTATCGCTCTGAAATTGACCCCCAAGGCAGGGGGTTGATAACCGCCAATAGTTACGGACAACTCGAAACTTCTACCCTAGTAGCACTGGCTGATTATTGCGAAATGTTTGGTATCCCCTTAGAGCCGAATAGGGGGAGTTCTGAAGCGACAGCCAAGGCGATCGCAGCCAATCGTCATTGTTATATCGGTAAAAAACAAACTTTTCACTACGTTTTATCGGCTGATAGCTTCACAGGAAAAACCAAAAACTCTAAAGAGGTGGGGAGGGGATTACAAGTAAGATGGGTATGGGCTGACGAATATGCCTACTCTGTGAAAGGAGCTTTTGATACGATTATGGGACGGATTGGAAGGGGAAAAGGGGAGAGTAGTGGAATGCTCA